TTAAATAACTTTTCTCATGCTCCCCTGCCCGTGGGGGCGTCCTGGGGGCAATGCCGTTGGCATCTGATTGTTCAGCATGTTGACCTGATCCTGGTTCATGTCGCCAATCCACTTGGAGTAAACCTCGTACACCATTCGCGCATCTTCATGTCCCATCTGACTCGCTATGAATGACGGGTTCGCTCCGGCCATCAACGTCCAGCATGCGTAGGTATGCCGTGACTGATAAGGATTCCTTTCGCGGATATTGGCAAGTTTAGTGCCTCGCTTCCAGCCATAGGCAATCGAGTTCTTGGAGAAGTAACTGCCTTTTTTTGACGAATATGCTGTCGGTGAAAAAACGAAGCGAAGAGATTGCTGCTCAGTTTTTCCGATCTCCCGATGGTGAAATCGAATTTCTTGCTTCGGATTAGTGCCGGTGACTTCGTATTGTTCCTTCAGTGCATCCAGAGCAGGTTTAAGCAACGTTATCGTCCTTATTCCGGCATCTGTCTTAGGGGGTACAAATACTCGCTTATTCGTCAAACTTCTGGATACGTGGATTTCACCTTTTACCAAATCAATGTCTTCCCATGCCAGGGCGCATATCTCGCCCGGCCTCATCCCCGTATGTACGGCAACAATAATGATTAATGCCTGGCTACGGGGAAGGGCGGCTATCAGAGCCTGGTACTCATGAAGTAAAAGTGGGTCGGGATCATTTTTAGATAACTTGAGTCGCGACACTCCTTCATAAGGAGCATGCAATATAAACTGGCTTCGGTTTGCGAGCTTAAGCATTTCTGATAAAACTGCCATCTGTTTATTGACTGTTGAGGGCGCGCGGCCCTGCCTGGTCAGATTCGGCATTGCCGGGTTAATAATTGTCCCGGTCAATAACTCCTTTCGGTAATGCAAAATATCGGCATGCTCAATATCTACCAGACGGGTATTTTCTCCGACTACACGCAGTAACGTATTTACGACCGAAGTAAGCGATAGCAGTGTTGCACCAGATACCTCTAAGGCTTTGGTGTCTGTAAAAAAATCACTTAGTTCTTTAAACGTGGTAATTTTTTTTGTTGTGATGAACTTCTTAAGCGCTTTGGATTCCGGGAAACGTTCCGCATAGTCGAACTTACCGAGCTGTATTTCACTTGTTATGAGCGCACGAAGATTTCCAGCTTTTTTGATGTTGCTGCTGTTCACCGTCCAGCCGCGAAGGACTTCGCGGCAACGTTTGCCGCGATAGGTAAATGTGATCCGTATTTTTCCATTATGCAGCTCAACGCCGGTTGGAAAGTCCATCATGCATCCTGTACTAATTGGTTAATCTTTGGATAGTTGTACCAAAGCAGACCTTTAGAATTGTCAGTTTCCCCGAGAGATGTCAGATGTTTGAAATGCACGCCTTCGATCCACAAATTCAACCGATAACTTTTAATTTGTCTTTCCGACAAGCCGGTCTTTTCTGTTAGTCGCGCTTCAACCATCCACTCTTCGCTGAAAATGAGTTGCGACATACATAACTCCGATGCCGCCAGCCACAACAGTACATGCTGCAGCTGGCTGTAAGTGAAAACCTAAAATCAGTTTTTTGTCAGGCGCTGCAAGATTGCAGATACGTATTTGACCTGATGCCGGGCGTCAGAAAGCGCATTGTGCATGTCGCCTTCAAGCGGGATGTCGAAGCGCGGGTTGATACCGACAGTTTTACCCAGTTCAACCATCGTCCTTACGTCCCTGTCATTCCAGAACGGAACAGCGAAGGGAGTTTCTGTTAATGCATATGCGCGGCGGAGAATGACGTTATCAAACGAGCATCCATTACCCCACAGCTGAACAGTGTGACTACCGTTAGCAGCATTTTCAGCAATAAAGTCAGTCAGTAGTTCAAGGGTTTCACGCAGCCCCATGGCCTCATCAACCAGAATTGCAGAACGGGCTTCAGATGATTGTTTCAACCACCACTGAATTGTTGACGCATCCGGTTTCATGCCAAACGACATCGATGATTCAAGACTGACAACCTGGTAAAATTCGGCACCAGTGTTACCAGTTGAAGGATCAAAATATACGGTGCCGATAGAGACTATTGGTGCATCAGGACCGCTGCCCATAGTTTCCAAATCAACCATCAGGTGAGTATAAAAAGCGTTCAGGTGATCCGTATCTATATGGTGAACGGGTTCATTATTCAGGGAAGCTGGAGGCTCACCAGTTGCATCAGTGCTTTCCACTGGCAAAGCTGCTGCTTCGCCCTGAGGCACATCAGGATTGGCTTTGATTTCGCTGTTGTCAGTTTTTTCCATCTGCACATCGCTGGTGGTTTCCTCGGTATTGGCTTGATGTAATTTTTCTTCGACGGCGCGCTGGCGTACCTGGTCTACGACAGAAAGCGCTGGCGCCGGCTGGTTACCCATCAGGCCATCAATGGAGAAAACACCGTTGCCCATGTTGGCGATTTCTGGTTGTTCGGCTGTTGCCTTCTGTTCAGCTGTGGACTTCTCTTTAATCTCGTTTTCCCAGCTTTTTTCTGGTACGTGACCGGCTGTCGCCAGGATTTCTTCAGTTGGGTGCTGGTGGTCGGTTTCAGTCAGGTTTTTGTTGATGTAACGGCTCAGCAGTTCCGGGAAATGGTGAGTGTTTTCTTCTGCACTACGAATAAGCGCGAAAATAGCGGCGCGGGAATAATCCAGGATGCCAGCGCGTTTGCGCAGGGCGGCGGACCACTCTTTGAACGGGCTTTCGTTTTTAGAAATGATCTCTTTTGCACGACGGAAAACGCCACCAGGAATATCGTAGATGTTGAAATCCATTGGAAGTGTGGCCAGCGCAATATCAATGTCCAGAGTATCCAGCGTGTGGACAAGTTCCGGGTTGCGATCGGTCTTATTGCCTCCACCAGCGTTGGTTCCGGAGTCAGTGCGCTGAATCTGCGACACACGATTGCCCTTACACCACTCTTTAACCAGCAGTCCACGGTCAATGTGTTCAGTGTTGAACCAGGCCTTAAAGAACTGAATAATGGTGACTAGATCAACTCGTTTTCCATCAACCGGAAAAACGGTTTTCAGCGCGCTGACAATCTTCCAGATATCGATCTCTGGCGCCTTCCTGAATGGTTCTACATTCTCGGCGGCAAGCAGCAGGTTCTGCACATAGCTGTTATCCACATCCAGCTCGAGTTCCTGAATGGTTTTCTTCTGCTCAGTATCAATATGGTAAGCATATTCATCAGAAATAAACTGAGCCAAAAGGCGCTGGCGTAGCGGGAGAGTCGCAACTGTAATAAGCTCTGGCGTTACAGGTGGAGTGTCATGTTCATCACCCGCAACTCGTGCTTTCTTATTATTAACCCACTCCTGAACGATAAGATCCCGCTTTTCTGGTTCTTCAATCCATTCGGTAATAAATTGCTCAAATGAAGCAACGGTATAGACCTGCTCACGGTCAAAAACTTCTTTTATTGCATTTGCCAGCTTCCACTCAACATGAGCAGAAAGCTCTTTCACCGCCGGCACATTCGCAACGGCCAGTAACAGGTTTTGTACATAGAGATCATTTTCGTCCAGTACCATTTGTCCGATCTGGATGTGCTGCGCTTCACTGATTTCCTTCTCTTCAGTGTCATTGACCAGGTGCGCAATCAGTCGCTGAGACAGGCGCAGGCGAGATATGGGGCGGAGCAACGTTGGTGCATCGCTGGTGGGTTCATTGGCACTGGTAGTTTCAGGTTTTTGCTGGCAGGAAGTCTCCTGATTCTCATTATCAGGCTTCTGTTTCAGTTGCCACGTTTGCTGGTCTTCTGCCAGTTCGTAACGATCGCACCATGTGGCATCAAGTGTGCTTTCCTCAGGAAGATCGTCAACAACAAACCAGTTGGTGCGGACAGGTAATTGATAGTCGGCGCCACGACCGACGGCAATATCGTTGTCTTCGAGAATATTGAGGATTTCGCGTTCTGCACGGGAATCTGATTTCGCAGAGAACCAGCAAAATAGGTTTTTTGCCTCAGTTGCTTTCGCTTTGGCTTTAATAAGATACGCATACGTTAACATTGCGTTCGGGCTCCATAGGATTGTAAGATACCCGGCAGCTGATGATCGCCGCCTAAGGTAGTGGTTATTGGTCAAAACTCGTTCCGGAAAGCTTTGGTCGGCTGACCGGGTACTTAACCCGCCTTGCGCGGGTTTTGTGCTTTATGGGGTAGGGGATTTTCCCTGCGCCAGTTGTGCGACGGGGACCCACTCCAGAGCATTCAGCACGGGCTCAAATGAATCAGGCGTGTGAGTAACGGCGCGAACGACGTCAGCCACACTGGGGTTTGCTTTGCTAAGGTGGTACCCGCCACCAGCGCCACGCTGGCTGGTGACGATTTCACTGCTGCGCAGCTTCGAGAAAATCTGCTCGAGGTAAGACACAGACAGCTTTGATTCTTTACTGATAGATGCGATGGAAACAGGGCTGCCGTTGTAAATTCTGTTGAGGATGGCAACGACCTGAACAGATGCCACCACACGTTTCATTCCAAACTCCATAGTCACTTCCTTACTGATGCTGGCAACAGCCATTGGTCAAACTCGTTATGAACGAACTGCAGTCTGTTGGTCGGCAGACGGGTCGCCCTTCTGGGCAAGCGTGTAGCAAATCAGTCGAATGATTACTTCAATGCGATTTAGATGTACGGCCTGACACCGCACTGGTTTACGTGCGAAATCGATCATGGATTTATCCTCTTGCGTTGCCCTTGTCGCCAGGCTGGCGGAACGTTGAACCTGCTGCGTGTTAATACTTGTCATCTCATCCGGTGATTCGTATGCCGCCGGCAACTACTTCGTGGGCGTCCTGCCTCGATGACGTTTTCGATAGAATGATTAAATCATTGGTTTAATGTTTGTGTCAATCATCAATTGATATAGAGGCAAACATTTGCTTTATCAGTCGTGAAAAACTAAGGGGAGGGAGATTCTGACAAAAGGGCGAAAAAAAACCGGCAAACGCCGGTTTCAATGGATGGGAATAAACTCTTAGTTCACATCGTTAGCCTTAAAACGACCACGAAGATATTTCTCAACGTAATCATCAATTTCCTTTAACCGCAGTGCAAAGGTATCGATCATTCGCTCTTGCTCTGCCTCTGGTAGCTGCCTAAACAAGTTAAGCATTTTGCTCTCGTTAGGCTTGAGACCTGAATCTTCTGATACTTTCTCACCTAACAACCAAGTAACGGACACGTTGGCGGCTTCCGCAATTGCTATGGCGGACTTCTTACTGATAACTCCCTTCTTAAACCACCCATTCACAGCTTGAGGCGTAACTCCTGCAATGCGAGCCATATCAGCTTTGCTGATCCCTCTTTGAGTAATTTCTTCTAAGCGGGCTACCAGTTGGTTATTGAGATCGTCAGTGTTTTTCATACACCCATTGTAAATGTTTGGTTTATAGTCACAATAAATTTAAAGTTTGCAATTGATGTAAACCTATGGTTTATTACTCCCAATTTAAAAAGGAGATAGTTATGACAGCCATTGATAACGCAATTCGACTAGCTGGCTCGGCCAATAAATTAGCTTGCACGATTGGTGTAAGCGGAATGGCAGTAAGTCAGTGGAAAGCAAAAGGTACTGTTCCTTCGTCACGGGTACTTCAAGTCTTTAGCGCTACAGGGGTTACCCCCCACGAACTTAGACCCGACTTATACCCAAATCCAACGGATGGATTACCTAAGGAGTGACCATGCAAACCATCTCTTTTAAAAACCATACCCCGACGATGGTGCGAACTCAGAAAACAAAAAATCAGTTTTCTGTTTGTCGCCGGGATTGGATGAAGTGCAAAAAAATCTGGGTTGCCGTTCGTGAATGGGAATCGACATTACCAGGACAGGCACAGGAACGGATCACTCAGCTGGTGGCTGAAGAGTGGGCCAAAGCAGATGGACGGGGAATTGCTGTTAATAAGCAGAATTTATTCCGGTATCTGAAAAACGAAGGGGGGTCAGAAAAGTATACGGCTTACGTTATGCAGCTGTCAGGTTCAATTATTGCTGCTATGCCAGTTCAGATCGCCAGAAAGCACGGGTTAAGTAATGCGAGCACAGAAGCAGAGCTGGTGGCGAACGCTATCAAAGAGTGCAGTGAGGCACACCATGCGAAATTAATTGGCGCGCCATTACAAAAGCTCGAGAAGGAGATTCGTGAGGCGGCAATCGCATTGTTCAACATGTTACCTGCTGACGCGGCGGGACCACTACTGGCGAGTATAAGCGCCGTAGCGCCGCAATTGTTTTAATCGAGTTTTGACCAATGACCATTATTACTGCAACTCGCGGGGTGAAGTATGCCTAATCCTTTGGCTAAGGCCATGCCTAAGAGTAAGGCTAGTAACGAGCCTTACCGTAAGGTGAAGATCACCATGTGGGATGATCCTAAGTTTCGAGCCTTATCACCACTCCCGCCAAGTGGGCAGAGTCTGTTTATTTACCTGCTTACGGGTCCATTCACAGGGATTATTCCCGGGCTGTATAAGGCGGGAAGGGCGGCTATGGCTGAAGAATTAAACTGGGATGTCGAAGCCTTCGACTTAGCCTTAGGCGAAGCCATAGCGTTAGGCATGGTGGAAGCAGATCTTAAAGCCAGAGTTTTTTGGTTGCCTAACGCGGTGAAACATAACCCTCCAGCATCAGTGAACGTGATCAAATCATGGGCAAGATCGTTTGAATTACTGCCTGAATGTTCACTGAAAGATAAAGCATATGAAGCTCTCAAAGTCGCCTGCTACGGGGTTTCTGACGCTATGGGGACGGCTTTTGATAAGGTTTTCGCTTTGCCTAAGGATAAGGCTAAGTCTTTGGCTAAACCTTTGCCATCAGGTATCCAGAAAGCAGTTAGCAGTAAACAGATCTTAAACCCCTCTCTTAACGCGGGCGCGATGAAAAATCCGAATGGGGATGAACTGCCATCCCCGGTCATGCCCCGATACCTGGACGGTGTTGATGAACCGATCGGGAAATTCAGCATGACAGATAGCTGGCTTCCCTCCAGAGACTTCCGACAGCGCGCTGCATCGTGGGGTATCTCCCTGCCTGAACCAGATTACCTTCTGACTGAACTCGCAGAATTCACCGCGTATTGGGAGTCGGAAGGGAAAGTTTTTACACAAATCCAGTGGGAACAAAAATTTGCCCGACATGTAGCCCGGGTGAGAACGCAGGTAAAACCAGAAACCGGAGGTAACAGTCATGTGGGAGCAGGATCAGAACCAACAGCATCCCGGGCAGTTCAGCAAATTCAGTCAGCACACGCAGAGTGGCGCCGCAGGAATGGACTTGATGGCGACGGAAACAGCCTGGCGACTGTGGCAGGTCATGGGGGAGGTGTATTCGAACCGATGGACCCAGAAGAACGGGGCGGAGCCTTCGCCTATCTGGATAGCCCAGATAGGTTCGATGACTGAACCTCAAATTCGGCTGGTCTGTCAGCAGTGCATGGAGCGCTGTGCGATGGGAAATACATGGCCGCCTGACCTGGCAGAGTTTGTTTCTCTGGTTTCAGTGAGTGGAGCGAATCCATTCGGACTGACATCGGAGCAGGTTATGACGGAATACCGGCGCTGGCGCAATGAGTCATATCGGTATTCAGGAAGCGATAAATATCCATGGCCTCAGCCCGTGCTGTATCACATCTGCATCGAAATGCGCAGAACGGGCGTTGAACGACAAATGACAGAGGGGGAACTGAAACGACTGGCGGAAAAGTTACTTACGAAGTGGTCGAAGCATGTTGGTAACGGACTAAGTGTGCCACCAATTCGACGTCAACTGGCGGCGCCGCACCATCCGGCGGGACCAACGCCAGCGCAAATACTGATGGAAGAATACAAACGCCGCAAAGCGGCAGGTTTAATTAACTAAAACGAGTATTGACCAATGACCATAGAAATCTCTCAGAAAGACCGGGTAGCGATAGTGGTGCGCCAAACCCCGAACTGCGTATTACGTGACGTATGTGAAGCACTGGATATTCCATCCGGTACCGCTGGTAAGTTTCTGCGCGCGCTGACTGTCAGTGGCACAGTCCTGCGCACTCACAACGGAACTCAGTATGTTTATAACATCGCTCCGGATGCAGAATTACCTGACGTAAAACTGCCCTTCATGGAAGAGAAAAGCGATCCGGTTGAAACGCAATTAGCGGAGAAAATGGCGAAAGACCTGAAGTCCAGAGGACTCTGGCGGCGTGCGGCACAGGTATATACCGACATGTTAGACATTGCCCGTAGTTCATCTGAAGTGTCACGTATAGCGCAGCAACGTAATGAATGTCTGCGTATGGCCCGGAGATGATTAGCATGCCAAGACCAAATACACCAGAAGAGCAGGCGGCACTTGTTCGGGTGATCATCGAAGAGGTGAAAATTCGTGGGCGCTTAACCGTTAGCGAGGCATCACAGATGTTATCGCTGCACCGTCAGACTGCTGAGAAGTATTTCCGCGTAGCAGCCGAACGCGGCGAACTCATTCGTTATGGTCGTCTTGGTTTGTTCAGGGACCAGAAGGCTGTGATTGATTTCGATCTCCAGCGTTTTTCATGCGGCTCAAGTAAGTCTGCGATTGAATTACCAGCCGATTTTCGGGGAAGTGCGGTTATGCGCCGGGTTATAGATATCGTAGGGAGAATGCCAGAATGACAAACGAAAAACGGGCCTTGAATTATGACCCAGCCGATCCCGACAAGATGCGATTACCAATGGGCTTAACATGTGGTAATTGCCACCATATCCATCGTTGTAAAGCAATTTATGGACACACGAAGTCGGACACGTATTGCGATTGGTCACCATCGCGATTTATCGCTGGCATCGGCGTGAAGGGGGAGTGAGATGGATAAATTAATCAAACCTACCACCAAAGGAAAATATGACGGTTCATGTGATTATCTTTGCTCGGACGATGCGCGATTTATTGTAATGCGCGGCGATTATACAGAAGCGGAAATAATTCAGGCTTCGGTGTCACAAGATGTAATCGACTCGGATGGCGCGGAGGATTTTGCAAGTAGCGCCCGATATTACCAGTGCTGGTACAAAGTTAGCCCAATAGGTGGTCAGGATGGCTATTCAGGCTGGCATCATCCTAGTGACACGCCGTGTCGCCGCGCATATTTCGCATCAGTTTTGCAATGGGATTAAGGAGGACCAACCCATGACAACTAACAACCACCCGGCGCACGGTCCTGTATCACTCGAGCGCCTGCACCAGATACGCGAAATACTCAGTAAAGCAGCAGCACAAAGCGATGGCGGCAATCTCGGCTACGCAATGGCTGATGCAGTGAAGGTTATTGATGAGGTCAGACGGCATTCTTCTGGATATGGATACGCCAGGTGGAATGGTGGCGGGTGCTTTTGACTGTGCGGACATCATCGCCCGCATGCGGGATATCAAACCCATATGGGCGTTAGCCAACGATATGAACTGCAGCGCTGGCCAGCTGATTGCCAGTGCGGCATCGCGTCGGCTTGTGACGCAGACGGCCAGAACGGGATCCATCGGGGTCATGATGGCCCACAGCAATTACGGCGCCGCCCTTAAGACCAGCGGCGTTGAGGTCACGTTGATTTACAGCGGCGATCACAAGGTGGACGGGAACCCCTACGAGAAATTACCCAAAGAGGTGCGTGCAGATTTTCAGGCGCATATAGACGCTACCCGGCAGATGTTCGCTGAAAAGGTGGCGGGTTATACCGGCATGTCGGTTCAGGCCGTTCTTGATACTGAAGCAGCTGTGTTTTCAGGCCAGGAATCAGTAGATAACGGCCTGGCGGAACAGCTGGTCAACAACATGGATGCGCTGAACGTTATGCGCGATGCAATTAACAAACGAACGATCATTTCCCGAGGAGGAAGCATGAAAGGTACTACTGCATCCGCAGATACCACTCAACCAGCAGCATCTGCTGACCAGACCGTGACCACCGTTGACGTGCCTGCTGCGGTCGTTACTGACCCTGCAGCGGGTGCAACTGTTGATATCAGCAGCCAGCTGGCAGCGGCGGTCGCAGCCGAAAACGGTCGCATTATGGGGATCCTGAACTGTGAAGAGGCGAAAGGGCGTGAATCACAGGCGCGCGCGCTGGCGGAAACGCCAGGGATGACGGTCGAAAGTGCCCAGCGCATCCTTGCCGCGGCTCCTCAGAGTGCCCAGGCGCGTACGGATACCGCGCTGGATCGTCTGATGGAAACCGCACCCGGCACCGTAACGGCAGGTAGCGCTTCTGCCGAAGCGGGTAGAAATGACAGCCATCGGCTGCACCCGGCAATCAGAAGCGAACCGAAAGGGGCGCTGGGGTATTCTCACCAACAATAAGGATCGCGTTGTTTCGTTTGATGTTGGCCTCGACGGAAACATTCCGCAGCCGGGATACATCATCGCCGTGTCAGATGAGCTTCTGTCCGGCAAAGTTATGGGCGGCCGCATCAGTGCTGTTAACGGTCGCGTGATAAAACTTGACCGCGTAGCTGATGCAGCAGCAGGCGATCGCCTTATTCTCAATCTTCCCTCCGGTGCGTCACAGAGCAGGACTATTCAGGCGGTTAACGGCGAATCAGTCACAGTTACCACGGCATACAGTGAGACACCACAGGCCGAAGCTGTATGGGTGGTTGAGTCAGACGAGCTCTACGCCCAGCAGTATCGTGTTGTCAGTGTCTCCGATAACAATGATGGTACCTTCTCTATTACCGGCGCATGGCATGACCCGGATAAATATGCCCGTATCGATACCGGAGCCATCATTGACCAGCGGCCCGTGAGTGTAATCCCGCCTGGTAACCAGTCGCCGCCGGCTAACATTGTGATCAGCTCGTTTTCAGTGGTGCAGCAGAATATCAGCGTCGAAACCATGCGTGTGAGCTGGGACCAGGCGCAGAATGCTATCGCCTACGAGGCACAGTGGCGCCGCAATGATGGTAACTGGGTAAACGTGCCGCGCAGCTCCACCACGTCATTCGATGTTCCGGGTATTTATGCCGGGCGCTACCTCGTGCGTGTACGCGCCATTAATGCCGCTGAAATATCCTCTGGCTGGGGCTACTCCGAAGAGAAAGCGCTGACGGGCAAGGTGGGAAATCCACCGAAACCTGTCGGCTTTGCGACAACGCCGATCAACTGGGGGATTCGCCTGAACTGGGGATTCCCGGCTAATACCGGGGACACGCTGAAAACGGAAATTCAGTACACCGCGAACAGTGATTTCTCAAATCCTCTTTTGCTGTCGGATGTGCCTTATCCGTCTGCCGAATACACTCAATTGGGGCTGAAGGCTGGGCAGGAATTCTGGTACCGCGCACAACTGGTAGATAGAACGGGTAATGAATCCGGCTGGACCGACTGGGTTCGTGGTGAATCCAACGCGAATGCTGACGACTACCTGGGCGATATTGCCGATGACTTCCTGACGTCTGCTGATGGTGACCGCCTGACAAGCGACATTGATACCAATCTGGAAGCTGCGTTGCAGAACGCGCTGGCCAACCATGCAACCGTGGAACATCAGTGGGCGCAGTACGGCGAGGTGCGCGCGGATATTCTGGTGGTCAAAACGACCATCGCCGATGTGAATCAAGCGATGGCGGAAATGTCCACCCAGGTGCAGGCGCAGTTCAATAATGTAACTGCCGCGCTGGAGGATAAGCTCACCGCCGTGGTTGATGCGACAGGAGCATCTGCAATTTACACCCTTAAAACCGGCGTCCGGATTAACGGCGTGATGTATAACGCCGGGATGTCGATTGCAGTGCTGGCCGAAACGGGTAAGCCAGTAGTCACCCGAGTCGGATTTAACGCCAATCAGTTCGTCCTGATGAGTGGCAGCGGTGATACACAATACTCTCCGTTTGCTGCTGTTAATGGTCAGGTGTTTATCAGTTCTGGCTTCATCCAGGATGGCACCATTACCAATACAAAAATTGGTAATTACATTCAGTCTACCACCTGGGATGGTTCCGGTAATGTTGGTTGGCATATTAACAAATCAGGCTATGCGATATTCAATGATGTCACTGTCCGCGGTGCAATTTATGCCAACAACGGTAATTTTGCATTTAACGGCACCAATAACACCGTCGTCATCAACGGTAATGGACTAACTGTCAATTTATCTGGCGGTGGCAGAGTTGTCGTAGGGAGGTGGTCATAATGCCGGAAGGGATATTAATCGACTATAACGATGGACGTCCGGTAATGGCAATTACTGCGGGGCTGCGTGCCCCAAGTTTTTGCACAACCTTCTCGGGCTGGTCATCCCAGTCAATGCAGTACCCGGTCAATACACCGCTTGTTCCCGGCTCACTGGCTATCGTGGTGCCCACCAATCCGATTTATATCTATTCCTTTGCTGAATTTGACGTGGCCATAATGACAGGGGTCACACGAAACGGGGACGCGGGGGTCATCATTGGTGCTGAGACAATCGGTGGTAAAGCCCTTACTCCGGATTGGTCAGGCTACGTCATGGAGCTGCTGCCCGCGGCGACTTATAACGAAGGGCTGTTTATTTCAAACTCGACAGACTTTACCGCCGTCTCCAATCAGGCCGCGCTGATGACCTGCGCTTATTCCGGGCGCATTACGGTTAACGGCAGTGCTCCGCTTCCGATCAGCGGTATTCCTTTCGGTAAATGGGATAACCCGAATGTGTCTGTAGGGTTTGATGGCAGCAACATCATCGTTCGCGATATTTCCTACTCCGGGCGGGACGACGTGGCCGGAACGGCGACGATTGACCTGGTGATATTCAATCAGACAGCACCTGTCGGCGGCGACGGTATCACAATGACCAACGCCGCAGGCCAG